ATAATATTCTTCTCACTTGCGTTCTTTGTCAAACTTAATCCGTGAGTAACATCAAAAATATCAAAATAGTTAAAGACATCCGTTGGATCGTAAACCATATCGTTCTCCGCCAAGTGTAGCATCTCTTCAAACTTGGTACTTTCAAAATGTTTATAAAGAATTGCTAACCTTGCTAATTGACCTTTAGATAATAAAAAAGGCTTTGTAACTCTTTCGTCGTGGTTACCGGTACGAATGGTAATCTTTGCATCCGTACTTAATCTTAAAGGCTTTAGGATTTGTTCTTCTGTGTATTTAAATTCCTCTACT